TCAAGTCCCCCCTCGGACACACGCAGTATCTACACCGGGGCTGGTCATCGCATAGATGGCCAGCTCTTTTGGTTCGTAGCGTAACTCCAGATTCAACCGCTGGTAGAGCCGGGCCAGCCCAGCTGGCTTCGCATCGGCGAGCATTGCTCCGACGTCACCGAGCGAATCGATCATCGCGTAGATCTCTCCGTCCGTGACTCTCCGGCTCGCAGGCGCTCCGTCCAGCTCGGCCTTCGCCGCAACTCGCTCCGCGTGTGCCTGGTTCATGGCATCGACGACGGCCGTGGGATCCACCCCTGCCCCGATAGCTTCCTGGAACCGGCGAAGTCGCGCCTCCGCGTCCGACAGTCGGCGCCGAGCTGCCTCATGCGCAGTTCCGGTGTTCCCGCCAGCGGAGTCAAGTAGCGCCGCAACGGTCTGGTCGACATTGTCAGGCGCGAACAGCCGCCCGATCCAGCCGTTGAGCGCTTCGACCACCGTGCTTTCACGCAGATTCACGGTCTTCGGGTGGTCGGCGAGCATCGCCGAGCCGGGAGCCATTGTCCGCGCCGTACAGCGGTAGTACGCACCTTTCCGAATGGTCGCGCCCTGCATCTTCCGGTGGCAAACTCCGCAACGGATCAGTCCGCGCAGAAGGTAGGTCCGCGCTGTGCTGCGAGCGCCTCGCTCCGCCTTCCGCGCGGTCACTAGGCCGCCGCTCGCCTTCGAGCGACGGAGCAACTGAGCTTGCGTGAACGTCTCGACAGACACGATCTTTGGATGAGCCTGACTCCTCGACCGCACCACGCGGTCCGGAGAGGCGCGCCGAAAGCGGACCACGTGGCCGGCTGCTACGTCGTCGGGATCCAGCAACATCTCGTGCTTGGCCCAGCGACCGAAGATCGCGTAGCCGGTGTACCGCGGATTCTCCAGAATCGCTCGAACCGTGCTTGCCTGCCAGCCGTCCGCTAACCGATGCTGATTCTGATCTGGCCGTTTCGCCGACGGGCACGGGATTCCTTCGAGATTCAGCATGTTCGCGATCGCGCGATCGCCGCTCCCGTCGAGATACTCGGCAAATATACGACGAACCACCTCGGCGCCAGGCTCGTCGAGCGCGAGCAGACGCAGCCGGAACCCCTCGGCCGCTTTCCGCGGGTTCGGGTGTGGCCCGCCATCTACGACCACGTACCCGTACGGGGCGCGGCCACCCTGGTGACGCCCTTCGTTGACGACCTGTGCGTCCATCGCCGCCCGGACGCGCGCCTGAACGTGCTGCCGCTCCGACTCGCTCATGCCGCCGAGCACGCTCATCAGCATCTTGTGCGACGGATTCCGGGGATCGAACTTCCCTCCCAGCTCTGGCACCCACAAGTCCACGCCGTACGCGGCGAACCGCGGAGCGATGAGCGAGAACTGGTTGCCGAACCAGCACCGGGTGCCCTCACCGACGACCAGGGCGTTCCACGTCCGGCGCGGGTTCTTCAGCTCGGCGAGCAGACGCGACGCTTCGGTCCTCCGCTCCCACGGCACTGACCGCGACTGACCCACGTCGAAGTACTCGGCCACGATCCGACCGCCCAGCGGCTCCGCAAGCCGTCGCGTTTGCGCCAGCTCTTCCGACCTTCTCCTGGAGCCGATGCTCGGAGGCCGTGTGCGCGGCACTTGCTGAACGCCACTCGAACCCGCGGGCTTCCGACTTTGAGCGCCGTTCTCTGCGCTACCGAGCTACCCCGCGGCAAGTCATGACATCGCTAACCGACGCCTCGATCCCCGTCTTCCAGCTTGAGCTTGACCCACTTCTGCTCCTGCCGATCCGGCTGTTCGTGCTGTGTCTTCTCACTGACGTCAGGTGGCAGGAAGAGAGCGCTCTTGCGACGCGCCTTCGCGTCAGCTCACGAGTCCTCACCCCTCATACCGACAGGCTGCTCGCGGCCGGGTACCTGGCTCGACACGAAGGGCATCGAAGCCTGCTACGTCTCACCGAACTTGGCTTCGAGCGACTTACCAGTCACGTGACCGCGTTCCAGCGAGTCGCTAGCCGAGCCGTAGACCTCGTCGCTGCGCAGCGCGCCGGCCCAGTTCACCGATGTGACACCTGAAGCCGCTGTCTCTCCAAAGACACGCCCCCAACGGCGATACGTGGCGGGCGTGACGGCTTCAAAGCCAGCCGATCCAATCGTCACACGAGGCGTTCCCGCAGGTCATTGCTACTTTCACCTGTCACAACGCCTTCGGCGGCACGTGCCTCGCGAGACGGCCGATCTGTCCCCATGTCCAGCACGGCATTCGCCACGACACCCTGAGCAGGAACTGGTGAAATCGAAAAGCGGCCCCAGTTGTCTACGGCAAAGCAGAGGGAACTGGGTGCAGAACTGCGCCGGATCCGTATGCGCGCCGGCTACCTCGCAACCGACATGAGCCGCATGCTCGGCTGGCCAGCCTCCACGATCTCGCGCCTGGAGAGCGGCCTACGCAGCTACCAAGCCGGCAACATCGCCATCTACCTCGCCCGAGCGAAAACCACCCCACAGGAACTCGACGACCTCGTTGCCCTCGACCGCCGTCCCGACGACGGCTACCAAGTCAGGAGCCACCCCGCAGGCTTCCCCGACGACGTTCCACTCATCACCATGCTCGACACCGGCAGTCATTCCATCACGATCTACAACCGTGTAGACATCCCGCGGCAACTCCAGATCGAACCGTACATCCGCGAAACCCTCACCAGAAACGGATACGAGGACGGTCCCGCTCTCGACACCGCCGTGCGTACGCGACTTGCCAGGCCAACCTTACTCACGATTCCGGATTCTTTAACCGTCTACTTGCACGAAACTGCACTGCTCGAATCATCCAGATACCCCACACTCAAGCACGAGCAAATACTGCACCTGCTGATCGTGTCTTCGTTAGCTCGACACCACATCCATGTCGTTCCTGCAACCTCCGACTTAACCGACATCCACGCCGGATTCACTCTCTATCGACACAATCAGCACCAACCAGTAGTCCATCACCAACAACCCACCACAAGCCTCTTCCTTGAAGACGACCACAACATCGCTTTTTACGTACGCCAACTCGAGCGCATCGCCAGTCAGGCCCTCACTCATCAGAAAACCCGCGACTGGCTCACCAGCAACCTGACTAAGCTCGACGCGCAAGTCAGCCGCCCAAGAAACTAATCCCAGGCGAGCTCTGCTTTGCGATGCTAGCGGCCACTTCTGTCTACGCACGTCGCTCAACCCAGTAGCCCTAAACCTGGATAGAACCCTTGCTTTAAAGCGCATAGCACATTAGGGGGTCAGACTTAGCATAAAACATAAGTGATCTCAGTCCGCGTTCTCACTCAACATCACCCTCCTTGACGCTGAACCACTCCTCGCGAGTAGCTATCTTGTCAACAGAAATTGCCCTACTCGTTGAACTTCTCCTATGAAGCGAAAACGCCACGCCGGTCAGCGAAGGTGGATATTTTCCTCCCTGGCGAAGTGCCGACCGGAGAATCTCCACGCCCGGATCATCCTGCCCGTAAACATGGTGCCCATATCTTTCAAACATCATGTATGGCTCGCCAGCATCCATGCAATCTTGCAGTATCTTAAAAGATTCATTGTCCAACTTGCCGCGAATAACCCGATCCACGATTCGAGGCAATACAAATGCGGCAATCTGCCTTTTTGGCAAACCAGATGAAAGGCGAAGACAGAGGTCTGCGGTAAGCCGATCAGACGCTCGCTCTCCTAGTGCCATGAGGGTACTATACGAAAGTCGGTCGCTTGACGGAATCGAATCGATTAGCACGCTTTCCCGACGACGAGGAAAAGGAGCTGTCAGAATTCCTCCGACGAATTTATCTCTAGCCTCGGCAGGAATTAGAGCGATCGCGCGATCGAGATTCCTAGCCAGGCGGATAATGAGATCAGATGACGACCAATAAACGAGTGCTAAAGACCAGATTTGAGCGTCCAAACTTGAGGTAATCCGATCGAACTGTTGGATCCACCAAGATTCCTTGCCGCCTCGAATGCGTGCATAACGAAAACGCCTAGGCAAAGACACCAATTCATCGTCAATTAAGTGATGAGCACCCTGGCCACGCTCATCTTTTGAAACAATTCCTGCCGCCAAAGCGCTAATCTGTATGGACGACAAGTTGCGACTAAATTGAGACTCTAATAACGTTACCATTCTCTCCCATGGCTCAAGCTCGCGATTTGAATGCTGACTGTAGGCGAGAGCCATCTTTTGCAGCAAGTCATTAAAAGGCATGAGTTTATCATTGTTCACGCTAGCGCGCATGGCTTCATGCCAGCGATCTCTTAGTCCATACATTATCCAGGCCTGCGGATGCGTCACTGCAAGTAGGCCACTCAGGCCGCTCGATCTCGACACAATCTCAAGAGGTCTGGAACTTCCTAACCCGAGAATGCTCTGAACAAACAGATTCTGTTCTTCCCTGGGCAAGAAATTAAAGTGATCTTCTGCCCCTCGGAGAGCTAACGCACGTTCTCCGAGTTGTTTGGATGTTCCAACCTGAAGAGTCGACGAATACTCAATGGCGGTGAGCGACGAGGTCACTCTAAGATGATCAGCAATCTGCGCCCACCTTGTTCGATTCTTAGTCGACTTCAGTGTTCTATAGTGCTCAGACCATTTTTGATGAATCTTGGGCGTGACATCTACGGCTTGAATCAGTGAGCACCATATATAAGCCCAGTCATTCGCGCTATCGGCGATAATACGATTCCATATAAGCTGACTAGCATATTCGGCGCCGCCCCCACCTGGCCAGAGCTGGAACTCGCCTACATCATTCGCCAAATACCGGCCTGTATGAAGGTTTGCCGCCCAAATAATGCCGGCATCATCCAGAAGTCTCTCTACGACCATTTTTACAGTCGATGGAACCTGTGCAAAAACCCAGTCTTGCAGCAATGCCAACGCAAGTCGACGTGGGTAGAAATCTAGTTCAGCATCAGTCGATACGATTAGATTGCATACGCGATGTGCAAGATCCATGATCTCGCCCTTTGAAAAAAACCCAGCATAAAACCTAGTAACGTTCATCCAGTAAGGATTTGGTGCGATTCCGTCGAAACGATCCGGCTTAGTGCCTTTTCGCTCTCGTCCCGGAGGAGAGTAGGGTGCCGTAGTGTATAAATGCCTTGCGGCGAAATACTCACGAATGGGCTGGACTTCAAACTCAAAAGTCCCTTCGACGCGTGAAACAATCGCAACAACTCGCTGGACTAGTGCATCAAAGAGTCTTTGAGTGAGTTCAGGATCGTGACCTTCGAGTTGTAGATATGAGCCAACTAACTTACGAAGTTCGTCGCTTCCAATTCGACCAGTTGATCTCTGTTCTTCTGCACGAGCGTGCAGATAGTAAGCAAGATATCCATGCAGGTCGAGTATTAGCGGCCTATTGTCTCGCACGTCTTCGCTTTTGTCAGACTCTCTACTCAGAAACAGTTCCAGATAAGAAGTATATAGCTCTGTTCTCTTGTCTGGAAGACTGCTCCCTCTAGACAGTACAAGACTCAGCAGGATAGTCAGCTGCATTGTATTCTTGGCAAGTTCTGCCATATGAGTAGACTCAAGCTTATTCCGGAGAATCTTTTGTAACTCATTCGCGTCTCGCGTAAGAAGTCCGCGAGCAGCAGACCACTGATTGGCATACTCAAGTGCAAGCACGGTTCGGATTGGCTGCAGGTTATAGTGTACGAACTTTGTTCGATCGATCTTCGGCGCGCTAGATATTGCCGTAGGTCGGCTTGTAATCAAGACTATAATGTCGGCGCCGGGGACTTGAAGTCGCTCTGAAGCTGCCTCTATTTCCGCCACTACCTTCTTGCGATCCGTAAGGTCTGCCACTTCATCTAGCGCATCAAGCATGATCAGACATGGAGTTACGGCAAGAAGTGCTCGCAGGTCGTCAACACTGAAGCTGGATCCCCCAGAATATCGTCGGATATGCGCAGCTAACGCCGATTCCAGCGAGGGAATCTCTGCATGAACTGCGGAGTCATCAGAATCCCATGGGTCGCGCCCATTGAGCCATCGCGAAAGATCTCTCAACTCAATTTTTAGTGGAAGTAATACGGGACCATTTGTGTGACAACTGGGCAGACGTTCAAGTTCATCGTTCTTTTTCAGAAACCTTGCACGTTGTATTTGTGCAAGATATTGCGTAAGCGTGGTCTTTCCTTGTCCGGGCGCTCCTTCGATCACCAGTTTTCTAATGGCAGCAGACTGGACTTGATCACAAATAAGCTGGGCCGCACCTGGCCATTGAATACTTTGCCTACCCCGCGAATCAGCCGCACGGCGTCGTGGTCCGTTTGCTCTCGCCTCGACCGCCAGGGCGATATCCTCGGCAATAGATGTACGCCGCGCTTCATATGGCCGCTTATCGGTCAGGCGGTCAGCTTCTACCAGTGGGCGAATTGGTACGTCGATATACAGGTCGAAAAGCTTTGTAGTAAGCATCTCAACTTGCTTGAACCGAAGATTCTCGTCGGTCAAGTACTGATCACGCAAGTAGGCTTCGACTGCGCCTCGACGACGCGATACCGTCTCATTGCCAGACGACTCCCACAAGAGTCTCAAGAAATCTGGACCATTCAGAATGTGCGGAAATCGGAGCTTCAGATCGTAACTTCCATCCAATCGTCGATCAAGGTCATCCCGCCACAGGCACTGACCTTGCCCAGAAATGTGACTGTTAAGGTAATTGTTCACTTTATCAATCGTCCCGGAATCTAGATGAGAAGTCCCAGGAACGTTGCTAACAAAAATGTACTTACTCATACCGCGAGCTTCAAGCTGCTTTAACTTCGGCACTTCGTTGGCAATGGTATCAATAACCCATTTGAACGGGTCTTCGATTTTCGATGGGTTTCTCGAAAATTTTACTTGCAGAACGACGCCACTTGTATTATTGTGCGCAAGCGTGAACCCATCTCGGCCGCCATCAGGCATTCCTACGGGCAGACATTGCAACCCAGGGTACTCCTTAACTAGGAGCGCTTGCACTAGATGCTGAAAATGCTCGTCAAGCAACAATTCATACCCATAGGTGACGCCCCGCTGAGTGCCGGGTTCCGAATCGAATGACATATCGAAATCCTTTGCATATCCCACAAATACGGACTAGGTAGTCTTCTTGATGAGCATCCGCGACATATCCTTATCAAGAAATCCTTCTCGTCTGTCGATAAAAGCGTCTAGCACTGAAGCAGCGGGCACTATAATCATTTAGCGACGTTAGGCTGCCGGGAACCTCGCCGACCTTGTCGAAGTCGATAGGGTCAGGGTTCATCCACGCCGAACTCGGCTCGGTTCGAGACAGCGAGTTCGATACCAACGCTTGCGCTACGGGATGTGCAGACACGTCGGCGAGAAGAATTTTCACGGCCTCTCGCAGGTAGAGACTCTCCAACTGGACTGGGATAACCTTCAGTGGTTGCACACGTCTGAGTAAGTTGAACAATCGGCGCGCGAACCCTGCCAGCGACGCATTCATTCCACCTGCTCAGCTCCGAGGACTACTGAAGACGAGAGTAGAGCCTCCAACGGCTCTACTCCTACCCCCAGTCGTGGAACCCCGGCTCAGCGTAACAAGTAGTCACAACACGTTACCTAATCGTGAACCGGCGCTTCGACAAGGGGGTCACGGTCGGCTTCAGCGCGGACCACGGCAACGAGCCTCAACTGAGCTACGCAGATGACCGCCATGTCAGGGCTGCCAGGTTTCGACAACAGAACCAACTCAACTGGCACGTTCTGCTAATCAGGCAGCCATCACAAGCCGTGTGGATAGTGTGCAACTCGCCCCTCGGACACAGTTGCATGGTGGATCTCCCACAGCACAGAGTAATTGGCCCGCTACGGCGGGTCTTTCTTGCGTTCCCGGCCCGCTCAGTTCGTCTAGACTGATCATGGTCGCGCCCTCCCCGCGTGCGGTAGTCCGGGGAGGTGTGTCGTGACCCGACCGATCTCGTCGGTCTCTCTGCCCGGCACAGTCCCCTCTTCCGCGCGGGCCAGGCCGCCGCTCTCGGCCCCGGTTCCGCTGGAACTTCCCTCCCTGCGCACACTGGACACGACCGGTGGTCCGCGGTTGTCGATCGCGGTGCTCGACGCCGGCGGTCGCCTGCAGGACCGGGGCGCGGTCGCGGCACTGGGCTGGAACACCGGTGACCGGCTGCTGATCACGCTCGTCAAAACCACGGTGGTGATCCACCGGCGTGCCGACGGCGTGTTCGTCATGCCCCGCAAGCCCTATGTCTGCCTGCCCGCGACCGTCCGCAGGGCCTGCGGCGTCGACGCGGGAGCCCGGATGCTCCTGGTCGCCGACGCCGAGCACGACGTTCTCGTCGTCCACCCCGGATCCGTCGTGCAGGCGATGCTCCGTACCTTCCATGCCACGCTCGCCACTGAGGAGGCGTCATGACCACCTCCGCCAGCCCGCAGGACCTCGAAACAGCCCGCCTGCTGCTGAACCGGCTCGGCGTCGACCCCGCCGAACTCCTCGCCGCCGGCCCACCGCCCGGGGACGAGGCGTCGCGGCCACGACCCATGCCGACCATCCGGGAATGGATCCCCGTCGTCGCCGCGCTCCTCTCGCCCAGCACCGCCGCCTCCTACGGCTCGTACTGGGCGAAAGCCGACGCGGTGTGGGGCGAGCGGCCCATGGACACGATCACCGCCAGCGAGATCAAAGCCCAATCCGAGATCGCCCGCACCACCGCCGTGGTCCGCCGCAACTCCCGCGGCGGCCGCAACGCCGCCGAGAACTTCATCGCCGCGATCCGCTGCCTCTACAAACACCTGGAGAACGACGGCCGGATCGATCAGCACCGCAACCCCGCCCGCAGGGTCACCAAACCACGGCGCAACGCCTCCACCCGCCGCGCCCTGCCCAACGCGCAACTGTCGGAACTCAACGACGTCGTCGCCAGCACCGGCGACGACCCCGAACTCGACGCACTCCTCTGCCGTCTGCACGAGGAAACCGCCTGCCGCCGCGGCGGGGCGCTCGCGCTGCGCCGCCGTGACCTCGACCGCCGGCAATGCGTCATCCTGCTCCGGGAAAAAGGCGGGACCGAACGCTGGCAACCCGTCTCCCCCACCCTGATGCGCCACCTCCTCGCCCACGGCGACGAGCGTGGCAGCGGCGACCCCGGCGATCAGCTCCTGCGCTACGCCAACGGCAATCCCATCACCAAACGCCGTTACGACTACATCTTCCGCCGCGTTCACGCCGAACTCGAATGGGCCCGGGCCCTGCAGGTCAGCGCCCACTGGCTCCGGCACACCACCCTGACCTGGGTCGAACGCAACTTCGGCATCGGGGTAGCCCGCGCCTACGCCGGACACGCCGACACCGGCAGCGACCTCACCACCACCAGCTACGTCAAAGCCGACATCACCGAAGTCGCCGCCGCACTCACCGGCGAACCACACCCACTCGCCGTCTAGCCCAAGCTCACCCGAGCGGCACCAAGGTGCCGGAGGTGGTGCTGACGGACACGGATCACGCCTGGCAGCACCACCTCCAGCGGCTGTCATTCGCCCCGCGGATCACGGCTACGGAGCAGCGACTGGTGAAAACCCGTGACCATCGCGTGCAGGACGTGCTGGGGATACACCACCAGCAGATCATGCTCGATCAACGACGCCAGCAACACCTGCTCCCCCGTCCTCATCCGGCACCGCGACCGCAAACGCGCGGGCAGCACCACACCCATCTTCGACGGAATGCGCGCGGTCGCGTCCTCACCCGCGCGTGCCACCACCAGAAGACCAGCGGACACCTCGAACCGGATCGACTGGCCAGCACACCAATCCAGCTGGGACAGGGCAGCCTTAGCGGCCACAGTGCCCGTGTCATCGATCCGGACAAGACTGAAACCGACCGAACCACTCTCGACCAACGCACCGAGCTCAGCCAACGGCGGAGGAACAACGTCCCGGCGACCAGAACCTCTGACAGGCATCAGCAACGACGCCACGATCCTGTCACCCACCGGAACAGCCTCAGACACTCGCCCGAGCTGAACCGACGGAAGCCCACCGGCCACGCCGTCGTCCCGCCGAACACCGGAATCACACGAACGAAATGCAGCCATCACACATCCCAGATCCTTCGCCTGGGAGGGCACGACCAACACTACCTAGCCTGCCGAAACCTGACGGTCACCGCAACCAGCGTCCAAACACATTCGAACGCCTCAAAGGAAAGGCTACTCTCGTCATCCGCCACGTTTCGCTTGACAACCACGCCAAACCGGTGTCAACACACCTTCCTCCTCTTTGCTCCCGTCTTGCCAGGCCGTGCTGCTACGGATCATCGATGCGGCAGTGCTCGCGTGCATGCACACGGCGTCGACCATCCGGGCCGCACTCACCCAGCGCGGCTATCCGCTGTCGGTCCATTACGAGTGGTACGGCCGCTCCTTCGGCGGTTCGGACCACCGGTTCATCGAACCACTGAGCCGCCACGAACCCGAGGACTACACCCCAGTCCTGGGCTGGCTCTCTCGCCGAACTGAAGTTGCTGCGCCATGACCTCACCCGCTGACGACCCCAATGTCACGCTGCTCAAAATGTCGCCGTCCACGTCCGGAATAAAGTCCAACGACGACATGCTGCCCCTGCTCACGGCCGAGCCGGACCCCGATCCACTCGCCGGCATCAAGCACACGGGTGACGAAGAGGACGACGCACGCGCCGAGCTCGACGCCCTGCACCGCGGCTTCCGCGAACACACCGCCCGCGAGCTGGAACGGATGCAGCTCGCAACCGAAAGCGAGTACTGGTTCTGCGTCTGCTTCAAAAGCCAGGACGACAAAGACGCCTTCCTCACTGCCGCCGGTCTCGTCGTCATCGGAGACAAGTACCTCGACGGCTACGCCACCGCGGAACTGCTCGGCATCACGATGCCCGAACCCGACCACGCGGAGAGGGGTGAACTGCATGCCTCCACGCAAGCGACAGACCGCCGCAGCCAAGAAGCGCGGTGCCGCCCGCGAGAAGGCCACCGCCGCACCCAAGGCGAAGGGCAAGGGCAAGGCGTCCAGCGCGTCAGCTAGCGGGGCCCTTGACCATTAAGTGTTAGCGACAGGTACGCTCCGACCGGCGATCAGGTTTGTCTACCAGTAACTAGACAAACTCACGCCGAAGGAGTGACGAGCGCGCCCGACCGAAGCCGGACGCGCCCTCTGCCTAGCCCAGCAGCTTCGAAACTTCGTGGGCTAGGGCAGCCAGCGTCGCTAAGAGCTGGATCACCCAGATGAGGACGTGACGCCGGTCGGGCTTCGTTTCCCGGCCGGGGTCACGCTCCGGAGAATCGTCCCCGGAGACGTCGCCGACGTCACCACCTTTCTTACTATCACTCACTCGTGTTCCTTCCTCTTGCGGAGGCCGGTCCCGACCCCCCGGAGATCGGGAATAGCGGAACAAGTGGAGTGATCGAGCGGAAGCGTAGCTTGCCCGGCTTGGGTATAACCACGCCGGGTCTACGTTCCGACCTATGGGCGTCTATGACATCTATCGAATGCTGATTTCAGTTGACACGAAAGGCTTTTCGAGTCCTATCGACTCGTTTTGTCAACTGAAGTCATCATTGCGGCGGAGGCGATCATGGGAAAGCGTGGCCCCGCAACGAAACCTACGTCATTACGCGTCCTGCATGGCGACAGGAAAGACCGAATCAACGACGCCGAGCCAGTGCCTCCAGTGGTGGAGATAGCGCCGCCAGAGTGACTATCGGATAGAGGTCAAGAGATCTGGGATCGGCTCGCGCCGAGCATGATTACCCGCAAGATCCTGACCGCGTGGGACGTCGACGCGTTCGGCGTGCCATGCGAGGCTCTGGCCCGCTATGCCGTGGCGACCGCGCTGGTGAACGGCTCGGCGCTGCTGGTTCCCGGCGGTGGGGGCTTGGTGCCGAATCCGGCGTTGAAGGTGCAGGCCGATTCCGAGCGCACGTTCCTGACGTTCGCTGCGCGGTTCGGGCTGACGTCCTCGGACCGGCAGTCGATCAAGTCCGAGGTGAGCGCCGATGGCGGGACCTCGGGCGACGCGGGCCGCCTCCTCTCCTGAACCCCTTTCCCGTACACGGAAACCCAGTTTTCAAGACCGGCACGTCGAAGTCTCCGCAGCTTACGGTGTGCGGCTGGTCCTTCGACCGACGTGCCTGCCGCCAACGCGGCGACCACCTCTGCCATCAGCGCGCCGATCATGCGCAGGCGTTCGCCGAAGAGATCTGCGTGCACACCAAAGACCGGTGGGCACGGACCTTGTTCATCCTCGCCGGCTGGCAGCGCGACGACATCGTCCGGCCGCTGTTCGGCGAGGTCCGGTGGGATCCGGAGTGGCAGACCTACGTCCGCCGCTACCGGTCCGGCTGGATCGAGCTGGCGCGGAAGAACGGTATGTCCAAGCTGCTGGCGTTCGTCGCGCTGTACATGCTCGTCGGGGACGGGGTCGAGTCCGCCGAGGTCTACGGCGCCGCCCGTGAGAAGGACCTGGCGCGGCTGGTGTTCAACGTCACCGCCCGCATGGTCGCCCTGTCGCCGGTGCTGTCGAAGCGGCTGCGGGTGGTCGAGCACGCCTCCCGGATCGTGGACGAAAAGACCAACTCGGTCTACCAGGTTGTCGCGGCCGACGCGCTGGGCAACCTCGGCACGAACCCGTCCTGCGTGATCTTCGACGAGGTCCTGACCCAGCCCAACGGTGACCTGTGGGCCGCGCTGCGCACCGGCATGGGCACCCGTGTACAGCCGCTGCTGCTCGCGGCCACGACGGCGGGCAACGACCCCACCTCGTTCGCGAAGTCCGAGCACGACGAGTGCGTGAAGATCGCCGAAGACCCGCCCCGCGCCCCGCACCGGTTCGTCTACCTGCGCAACCTGCCCGCCGACGCGGACCCCTGGGACGAAGCGAACTGGTACTACGCCAACCCGGCCTTGGGGGACTTCCTCTCGCTGGCCGCGCTGCGGGAAGAAGCGCTCGAAGCGCGCAACGATCCGGCACGGGAGAACAGCTTCCGGCAGTACCGGCTGAATCAGTGGGTGGCGCAGTCCACGCGGTGGATACCCATGCACCTCTACACCGCGTGCACCGGAACCGAGTTCCCCGAACCCGCACGCCTGCGGGAGCTGGTTACTCGCCGGCCAGCGTGGGGCGGCCTGGACCTCGCGTCCAAGCTGGACCTGACGGCCTGGTGCCTGATCGTGCCAGACGGCATCGACGGCCACGTCTCGGCGCTCTGGCGGTTCTGGCTGCCCGAATCCGGAGTGGACTTCCTCGGCGAGCACACCGACCACCGCGTCTCCCAATGGGTCGACCAGGGCTGGATCACCACCACCCCCGGCGAGGTCATCGACTACGAGGTCATCGAGGCCGACATCGCCGCAGACTGCGCCGCGCTGCGGGTCGCCGACATCAACTACGACGAGTGGAGCGGCGAACCCGTCCGCCAACGCCTGGAACGCGTCACGCGAGTGCCCATGTACCCGGTCCCGCAGACGTTCCGCGGAATGACCCACGGCATGACCGAACTCATGACCCTGAACCCGCTCACGCTCATGGTCACACCACGGGCGTCCCGTGGCGTCGTTCTGCTTCGACTCGGTGGAGGTACGCCATCCACCCGGAGAACCAGACCTCATCCGACCCGACAAGCCCCTACGCGGGAAAACCGGCAAACGCATCGACGCGGTACCCACCGCCGCCATGGCGGTACCCGGCTGGCGGCTGCGCGGCCAAAAGCTAAGAAGTCGTCTCGGATGGTGGTGCTGGGTTGAAAATAGGAGGCGTGTCAGGGTCATTGACTCCTAGACTTATTCGCATCGCGTCAAGCAGGCGCCATCGGCGTTTTGCCAGAGCGGTCAACAACTCATTGACTACCTCTAGCGTTGCACGGGGAACGTAGTCCTTTTCACACAGAAGGTTGATCGCGTCACTGACAAGCTCGGAGCACTCATTTTGAATGTGATGCTCGGCGATCACCCGCAGAACCTTTATTGCAGTACCGCATGCTTCTAAGCTTTCGTCCAGCTGACGCCTTAAGTTTCTTTCAAATTCGGCATCTAGATCCCTTCTGCCCAATAGCTTGATTAACGTCAGCTGTGCTTTCTCAAAGTGTGCAAGGAAGTCGCTGTAGGAACCTAGCTTTCTATCGCGCCAGTCGAGGCGAAGTTCGTGTTGCCGCTGCTCCGTGAGATGCTCGCGCTCTCGTTGCCAACGCAGCTCCTCGCGGTCGCGCTCGCGTTCCCATCGTGCGTCGTCTCGCTTTGCTGCGGTTCTGGCTGCCGCCCGGTGACCCCACCAGGCTCCAAACACGGTTCCAACCGGCACGGCTAGTACCAGTAAGACACCTAACCACGTGGGCACCTGCAATCCTTGCATGGATGACAGTTTAGACGCCCGTAACTACATGTTGGGAAGCGGTGACCGCCGATGCCGCTCAATGCTGACATTCTGCCGTCGGAGCAATGGATTACACGAATTACACGCCAGCACGACGCCCAAATTCCTGAGCTGGAGACCCTTGATTCGTACTACGAGGGTGAGCAGTCGCTGTCGTACATGCATCCGGAGCTGCTGCGCCGCCTGGACACCCGCGTGCGACAGGTCGTGATCAACTGGCCTGAGCTGGTCGTGGATTCCCTGGATGAGCGTCTGGACGTGACCGGGTTCCGGCTCGGTGGCGAGCAGTCCGCTGATCGGGAGTTGTGGAACATCTGGGCAGGGAATGAGTTGGGCCTGCACTCCGAGCAGGCGCACATCGACGCGCTGGTGCTGGGCCGGTCCTTCGCGATCGTCGGCACCGACGAGGCCCGGCCGTCGATGCCGCTGGTGACGGTCGAGTCCCCGTTCGACGTCCATGTGGACATTGACCCGCGTACCCGTGAGGTTCGGGCCGCGTTGAAGCGGCAGTTCTCCGAGGACGGCGACGGCGACCAGTCCGAGGCCTACGCCACGCCGTACCTGCCGAACGAAACCATCTGGTACTCCTCCGACAACGGCGGCGGCGTCTGGGAAGAGACCGACCGCGACGAGCACGGCATGGGCGTCGTGCCCGTCGTGCCCCTGGTGAACCGGCCCCGCACACGGGGGGGCGCCGCAGCGCGCCCCCGCGGCTTGGACGCTCGGAGCTGGCGAGTGTCCTCCCACTGTCGGACACGGCCTGCAAGATCGCCACCGACATGATGGTGTCCGCGGAGTTCCACGCGATGCCCCGCCGGTATGCGCTCGGTTTCGACAAGGACGATTTCTTTGACAGCAAGGGAAACCCGCTCACTCCGTGGGAGGCTGTCGCCGGCGTTCTCTGGGCGTCTTCAAAGTCCCCGAAGGACGATGGGGTGGCGGTTGGGCAGTTCCCCGAAGCAGACCTCTCGAACTTCCACAACACGCTCAATACCCTTGCCCGCCTCGTCGCCAGCCTGTCTGGTCTCCCGCCGCACTTCCTCGGCTACAGCACCGAGAACCCCGCCAGCGCGGACGAGATCCGGTCGTCAGAGTCCCGCCACATCAGCCGAACGACGGCAGCGCTCCTTCGGCAGCGGCTGGAACCGTGTAGCGCAGCGCATCCTGCACGTGCGCGACGGCAAAGTGCCCGACGAAGCATTGCGGGTGGAAACCCATGGGCCGATCCCGCCACCCCGACCTTCGCCGCACAGGCCGACGGCGTCGTGAAGCTGTACTCGGCGGACAAGCTGCTGCCGCGCCGCTCCGGCCGCCGGTCACTCGGCTACTCCGACGCGCAGATCCGCGACATGGAGACCGAGGACCAGGAGTCATACAACCGGAGCACTGGCGGCAACGTCGCCGTCGAGGACGGTCCCAAGCTTGAGAGTGATCCGGCCGAGTTGCCCGATCACCAGGAGCAGGCCCAGCCCGAGCAGCCGCAGGAGCAGCCGAGTGTGCTTGCCGGGTCGCGGCTGCGTCCGACGCTCGCCGTGCGGTTCCGCGAACCGGCGACCACGTGACGGCCACGACGGTTACACAACGTCCGTGGAAGTGGCCGTCAGCGCCCCTGTGCGTCATGCAAGTACGCAGAGTAATCAAAAGTCGCCACAAACGAGATCATTTGCATGCTAAGCAAATGCGAGAAAGCTTTTTTAAAAGGCTGAAGACGGCAGCGAGTGGTCCTTGGCGGTTTACTGATTTGCTGCTTTGACGCTTAAGCGTCAAAGCTGAGTGTTTTTTTTGATTAGAACCAGGGGGTGCAAGAAGCCAGGTCCCTGCTCCGCCTGCTGTCGTCGCTGACACCAGGCAGATCGCCTGCCACCAAGTGATTTGGCCGTCGAAACCAGCCAAGACTTGCGCGCAGATTGAGCTCGCCATAAGCGCCACCGCAACCTGTGCGTGTCTCGGCCTGGCGTTCACGCCCCGAGTGTCTCACATAGCGCCTTTAATGGCATTCGCACGACCGCACGAGGACAGGACAGTGACTGATTCCCGCATTCCCGCCGACGGCGCCCCGCCCGCGCAGACCCCGCCGGATCCAGCGCCGCCCGCCACCGGCGCGGCCCCACCCGAGACCGGCCAGACCGGCACACAGACCGAGACCGGACCGGCCGCTGAAGTGGACTACAAGGCCCTGTTCGAGCAGGCACAGACCAAGCTGAGCAAGGCCGAGAGGACCGCCAAGGACCACAAGAGCAAGGCGGCGAAGCTCGACGCGATCGAGGCCGAGCAGCAGACCGACGCGGAGAAGGCCGCCCAGCGCGCCGAGGTGGCCGAGAAACAGGTGGCCGTGTTGCGGCGGCGGGCGGTGGACGCGGAGATCCGGGCAGCCGCGTCCGGGTGGGCGGATCCGACCGACGCGCCCCGTTACCTCGACGACCGCGACCGCTACGTCAGCGCCGACGGCGAGATCGACACCGCGACCATTACGGCCGACCTCGCCGCGGTTCTCTTCGCCCGACCGCATCTCGCGCGGATCGGTGAACCGGCCGGCCCTCGCCGGCCAGCGCCCGAACCGTCACAGGGCGCGCGGCAGTCCGGCCCGGCGGGCTATGACTCGCAGATCGCCGACGCGGAGAAGCGCGGCGACTGGGCGACTGCGATCACGCTGAAGAACCAGCGCCTTGCCGAACAGGCCGCGCAGAAGCGCTAA